GAATTTCTGATATCTCAAACTATCCTGTAGCTTTATATTATAAGATAGGAATCCTTTGTTGTCAAGATATTGTCCACCCTTTGGCAGTGATGGATTCACCTCCCATTTACCTGAAGACGGTATTAAAGTCTGGTCATAGGGAAATGTAACTTCTACATTGTCATTAAACAACAATCTGAAAAAAATCTCGATCGAGTCAGAAGATCCTCTCACTCTATAATAGTCGATGATGTTTTTATATAAGTTTCTTTTGTTGACTGTGAGATCTCTTGGAATAACAGCTGCGATCTCCTTCTGCATCAGCTCTAGATATTTCTCCGTATTGGCATCAATATCCATTGCCTCCTCGATCGAGTTTAAAACATATGATGGTCCAGGACCAACCCAATATTTTACAATTGTTGTCAATGTTGCTGTATATGTGTTATATGAATTGAGGTTCAGTACAGTAAAGGTCTTACCAATCTCTGACGTTGATTCTGCCAAAGATCCTGGTAATTCGTTACCGTTTGTGATTGAAACATTAACGTCATTCAGAGGAATTGTTGTAATGTTTCCGTCTGAGTCTGTAACTGTGAGTGTAGATTCTGCTCCGGTCTCATCTGTAAAGAACTCATCATTCTCATTGTTTGGATCTGAGATACGGAACACTGCCTTATTGTCTAATACAACATCTGTAAAGGTCTTTGTCTCTTGATAGATAAACTCCTCAAGGTTCATAAAGGTATAATAAGCTTTGAGAAGTTTTGAGAGTTCATCTGAAGCCTCAAGTATCTCTGAAGGCATCAATTGATCTAATCTTAAAGTCTCCTTACTCTTCTTCTTTGAAGAAGCCACAGACTGAAGATAACCAGGTGTGGATATATCAGATGAGAATAATGTATTCGCCTTTTCGTGCGCCATATTATCTTAACCTTGAGTTTGTTGTATACTTGATTGTACCAGAAGAACCACTGAGTGCAATTGTATCTACCTGTGGAGTAATGTTCACTCTCAAAGAATCAATTGAAATAAGCTGATCTCTCTTTGGTGCTAGATCTAATGAGTTTGGTGTCACTGTGACACGAATTGCTGCTGTTGTATCAGGTCTAAAGTTATTCAATGTCACAATACCTTTCTCAACATCAACAAGTCCTGCATCATTCACAACCGTTACGTTCTGACCCTGTACGATCTTATATACAATCACCTGTCTATTTGTAGAGCCTTGAATCGGAATATCCCCGAAGAAGTGCTCTACATTATTAATCAGAAAGGCTGTACTGTTCACGATATATGTGGTGCTTTGCCCTGATTGATAGAATGGAGATGTGAACCTCAACTCAAAGTTATTGTCACTTGAATTTGAGGGAGTGATGTTCATGAACATATAAGGACGCACAGTCGAAGACGTAATTGAAGGATCAGAAGCGTCGATGGCTTTTAATACTTTTGAATGCCTGAACACACCGTCGAACTTATTTAACTCATTGAAGTTATAGTCTGAGATTGTGTCACGAACTACAGATGTCAGTTCAACTGCTGTACGGTCTGTCAGGTTTGGATTGTACTTAAAGAATACATCTAACTCTAAGTAGGTATAGTTTGGATCCACAATTGTTGGTGTAATCGAAACGACGTTCTTACCTTTGAGAATAACCCCAGTGATCTCATCTTTCTCTGCAGTGGTCAGTACATCAGATGTCAAAGGCTTAACAGCAATATAGACTTTACCATAGTCAGGCGGATCATTGTCTTCTCCACCCCAGCATGAAATTGAATCGATGTTAGAGAATTCTCTCTGAATGATTGCTCTATAGTCATCTGATGTCACCGCTCTGTTCTGAGAGGTAAAGGTCAGAGGAGCATTGAATCGAATTGACTCTGTTGTCTCTTGTTCGACACCACCAGATGATTTCACCAGTGTTGTCACTGAAGCATTTGAGAATCCACCAATTGAAGAAGAGAGTGAGAAGGAGTTTGCTCCATTTGATTCTCCACCATTTGTATACACATAGTCAAGAGTCACGATGTTGTTGTTTGTTGGTTTCTTACCAGTCACACCATCGCCGAAGTAGATTTCATAGTAGTTGTTTGCATTCTCTTGTAGGTAATATACCTTTGATGTCTCATCAACATTCAGAAGAGATTCAAACACTGTATAGATGTCAAACGAAGTAGACTCTTGGTTCTCTTGGACACGTACTCTCAATGTAGAAGTATCTGCATCTGAGTCGTTGAGTTGGAACTTCTGATTCTCAATGTCATTGTCCACTCTGTACTTCACTGTCTTATAAGAGCCTTCTGCAATGACGACATTATTGAATGTAAATGTATCGTTTGAGATTGTTGCTGTCTGTGTATTTAAAACCACATACTGATACTCTGTACCAGAAACGATTGAGGTTAACTTTGTTCCACGATTCAGTGTCAGAGTTGTAGGAATAGTTCCTGTCTCTGTACTGACATCGACTACGATACGAACTGTGGCTCTTGGTGCTAATGTTGAACGTGGAACATATCCCAATAGCTTAGCGCGGGTGACTACATTACCGCGGATCTGAGCTGAGTCCAGAAAAGCCTCATTTAAACTGAAGTGGGCTGTGATTGCATTATAATGTGTATTATAAGCCAGCACATCCAATAACGTAGAAAGGCCAGAGCCCTCAAAGTCATAGTCATTGAATTCAGTCTGTGTTTTTAAATAGTTCTTCAGATTCTGTTTAATCTGATCGAAGTCTAGTTCTGTTACATTTAAATTTGTAGCCATTATCGTAACCTTCTCAATACGATCTCAACATTCTCATTTGAGTCATATTCTTTAATTAAAAATTTTACTTGTATATGATATGCATTCTGATCACTTAAATCATTGATGTAGACACCTTTGCATCTTACCCTTGGTTCATAGTCCTGTAATACTCTCTGAATCGATTCCTGAAGAGCCAGCTTTGTAATTTCATCTGCGGGCTCAAAGAGTAAACCTCGGAGGTTAGCGCCGGTGGCTGCTTGAAAAGGTCGCTCATAGAAGTTTGTTAAGATTAAATTCTTGACAGCGTTCTTTACTGCCTTTTCATCCCTTAGCGGTACTATATCCTTACGGATTGGATGAAGCTTCAGGGAAAGGTCCAGATCACTCCATTCTTTCTTCTTCGCCACGACCTTGGCGCGCTGGGTATCTCCAATTACGCCAGAAGAGTCTGATATTTGTATAGTACTTGATGCCATAGTATTATTTATGATCCTTCAGCAGGCGGATTGATATAATTCTCAACCGCGTCGGCGATTCCTTCACCCGATTCTAAAGCGCCGGAAAAGGATTCCGGAAGAGAAACTGTAATGCCGTCCGGGAGCGATATTGTTCGGGGAAAGCCTATAACCCCGAGGAAGTCACACCAGTCAAATGTCACCCACTCAAACAGGGCCCCCAGGCCAATCGCATCAAAGAACTTCTTCACAGTTTCCATCCACTTTAATAAGAGATACTTCGGCCAATTCTGACCAAAGTCTCTTAATCCTTCTAAGAAGCGATCAATCTTTCTTTCAGAAGAAACAATCTTATCTTCAATTGAACCACCTATAATCTCTTCGAGAGAGAAAGGACCTATTTGTAATTCAAGTAAAGAACTTTCTATTTGATCTCTTATCTCTTGTTTCAGATCATCAGGAGCATTTCTCAGATCTTCTCTCAAAGATTCAATCTTCCCTCTTACAAGGGATTCAACATCAATGGCAGCAAGGTCAGGTAGTTCAGGTAGATCTAATGCATCCCATATCACCTTAAACTTATCAATGACTGCACCAAGTATATTATGTAATACACCAAGGGCAGAAACATTCAGTTTACCCATTAGGTTAGACCAGGCAATCTCACAACGTATATCAGAAGAATCAATGCCGAACTCTCCAGCATACGTACGAAAATCTGACGGTACAAGCAGAGAATAGTATGTATCTAAATCATCACATATCTGATTTTTGAGAGTGGCCCTATACCCCGGGTCTGAGAAGAGTCTCAATATATCTACACTCAAACCGGGCCCCACCTGAATTTCGAAGTCTATTGGTATGATTGCATCTATTAATTCTAATATCCTTACCTGAACATATAAATGATATTCTTGTAACATTGCTGTTACTCTTCTTTCCCATTCCAATTCAGGTATCTTCAGTGTACCATATATTGGATCAGAAAGAGAGATCGGCCAATTCCCTAATAAAGATTCTATTTGATCTAATATTTCTTGTACTTGATCTCTTATCTCTTCTTCGAGTGAAAGGTCCACAGAAAGAGATGTAATCTGTGTAAAGATGTTTACCAAATCCGCTTTGGTTGGTAATAATGTACCGTTACAAGGTAGACTAATTTGGGTTGCCATTGAGATATATCACCGGGGCAATTACAGATATACTTCCATCTGTATTAAATGTTATATGGGATAAACCAGACGAATGTTCTATTTTAATCTCTTCTGATCCTTCTGTATTATCCATTTCAATCGTATGTCCCGCCGCGGTCTTATGTACTTTACGATTTGGGTAATTGTCTTGTGTCTCTGTAGGTATATCTGTAACACCATCTGTTTGTGTTGCAATTGATCCCATTATAATCGGATCTTGTGCACTTGGTCCGTCACGGAAGAATCCTACCACCCATGAACCAACCATTAACTCATGATTTGATCCAGTACCTTTATATGATGCAGATGTAGTAGGCATCATTACTGTTGCCCATGGTAAAGAATCTATAGAGATCTTATTTGTATCTGTTGTATGATAACCAAAACAACGTACACGTACTCTGTTTATTTTATCCGGATCATTTATATCTTCTACTACACCAATAAACCATTCGAATCTCCCAGAGAGAAACTGATCATCACTTCTTTTCATTATGTTCCTTCCTCCACTATTACTTCATTTGCTTCTGTTTCTATCTTATCTACTATATCATTTAAAGGAGTTATAAAGGAGTCTTTTTTACATTCACATTCAATTAAATATTTCGTATCAAAGACATGTTTTATATTAATGATGAGGTACCTTCCTGACAACAGTTTGTCGATTTTTAAATTCGAATTTTCCTCGCGAAATTCCGTACGCAGTATCTCTAGATAGATTGGTACACCGACTTCGATATCGAAATCACCTGGTAATATGATCGTTTGTGTAATGCCATCGATACATGACATATGTGCTTCTGCCTTATGTATTGTAGGATTACATGGAGAATGATAGTTTTTGAGTGTATCTCCAAAGGATTTACTGTTTAATGAGATGAAATATTGCTTACTTTCTGGATAATCTGAGAGAGAAGAGCCTTTGAACTTCATCTCTTTGATGTAAGGATCCTCGTTATTCATCTTTTGTATAGAGTTATCATATGAATATTTGTATGTATTATACTCTTTCTTTGCAATATCGAGTGTATGTACTGTAGATGCATAGGCACCTTCAGCAGATGAAATGAATTGTGAGTTGTTATATGATGAGGCAATCTTACGTATTTTATACTTTTCTGCTTCATATCCTTCTGATGTACCGACTTGTTGTTCGGTTTCGAAGAATGGTGAGTGTGTATAGGTGCCAAAGTCTTCCTTTTCGACCATGCTTTTATATGAATCGAAGTATACACCACCTTTCAGTGTCTCGTAGAAGAAGAATGGTGTATCATCGTCAAAGGCGTTACGGGTTAGCCATTGTATTGCTCGTAATGGTCTCAGTTTTGGATATATTCCCTGAATCACCTCTTTTGACTCTGTATTCACATGTTTTCTGTCATCTGATATACCGATATCTTTACATATTTTACTGATCTCGTTACCAATCGAACCTTTGAAAGAACGATTATACTGTATTAAAGAGTTCAGAAATGCGTGTTGAGAGATACATTTTAAGACGTAAATCTGGGCGCCGGGCTTCGGTTTTGAGTAGTGCATGATCTCCGCAATGTTCAGTTTCATGTCAAATTTCTTCGAATCTCCAGATTCAGAGCGCTGAATTAAGATAGAAATCTCCTCGTTTGCGGATATCTTCACTGATTCTAAGAAGTTTACAGCATCATACACATATACATCGACGTCCAAAGATCCTCTGTAAAGGCTTTCTTGAACTGTAATTTTTTGTACGAGATCGGTAAATTCGAAGCTTTCACCATTGTTTGCCACCATTTTGACTTCTTGTATGACAAATGATGTTGGTGTAACAGCCTGTGGTCCAGCGGATTGCTGATCAGGAAATGTAACTGTTCTGGATGTTTGTCTAGCCATTTGAGTTCAATACCTTTTCGAAACGATCCTGGAATATGTCTACATAATTCGGATCGATGATACGCATACGAGAGCGTTCTTCATTCAAGTGAAAGAGATAATCTCTATTCGAAACATAGGATAGTTGCGAATTAGGTACTGCACCCGGAAAGAATAGTCCATTGGACTCTGGTCTTTCGTGTTCGTCCCCAGTTAAGAAGTAATGATGTGGTGCATCTGCATATCGGAAAGCCTGGTATGTAGACACTGAGTCTTCAGTTGTTTGCCCAATTACGAGCTCGGTTGATAAGTTAATTGAGTCAGGATCACCAATAAAAGAACCTGTTGTGTCTTGTATCACTAATTGATTCAGATCGAGATTCTTCTGTACGAGTGTTCCTCGAGCGCCTGAGATTGATCCACGGAGTTCTTCTCCAATCTGGAATCTTCCTGAGAGAGAATCACGATGATCAATGACGATTTGGTCTGTGTTTCTGATAATATCTGGTCTCGTATTCACGACCCAGCCATTATATTCTTCTTCGATATATGAGAAAAGATTCTCCTGTGACATTGGCCATGCAGCAAGTCCATCGTGAAGATATTCGTTAATGATAAAGAATGTCCAGTAATACGAGGGTGTTCCATAGATTCTTTGCGAGACAATGTCAGGTCTTTCTCCATTTTTGATCTCGTAGTACTTGTATGCTGAAATGTTGTCTACAAAGTTTTGTAATGGTCTGACGGATCGATAGATGTTGACTACATTCTGGAGTACACCGTTTCGATTCAGATCATATCCAACCTTGGGAAATTGACGAAAAAATGACATTAGATATCTCCTCCTTCACTGTTTCCTTCTTCATCTTCATTTGCTGGGTCTTCTGGGTATATATCTGCTCTCGTAAGTGCTCTTGTTTCTTGGAATGAAAGACTCATGTCGATCTCTGATGGTGCACCTCCGCGGAAGAAAGAATTTGATGTACTGTTATAAGTTGTGCTAAAAGATGTCAAGAAAGATTCGAATATCTGAGGAAGATAGTCGTTTTTCTTTGATCCATAAAAGAAATCTATCTGGAATGTCGCAGGATATTCCAAAGAAAGCTTACCAGATTTCAGTGGATACATGTTCTTACGGAAGAAATTCTCTATGTCTTTTGCTGTTTTTGATTCTTTTTCTGACTCTGCAATGAGTTTAAAGTTTAAGTTAAATGTTCTGACCTGGGTAGAATTGAATGCCATTTGTGTATATGGATTAAGTGCAACACCCTTTGCGTTTGCACCCGCAGCGGCACTAGCACCTGCAGCAGCACCTGTAGCTAAGTTTGTAACTACTCCTCCTGGAAGAACTGATCCCAATATATTTGCCTGGAGAGAAGCAGCAATTGCATCTGATGTTGTACCACTTACTGATCCTGTTTCCATGAATTCACTTACAACACTAATTGCACCACCAATCAGTCCTAGATCGAGTGTTCCATAGTCCATTGCATCAGGAAATGAAACCCCCTGAGGCATGTATAGGTGAACAATCTTCTTCTCTGGAGATCCTCTTTTGATAAGAGAGAATCTTACGTGAGGACTTCCATTTGAAACTTTCGATCTCAGATCAGCTGGAAAGACCAATATTGGTGTTTCTTCATTCTGTTCAGCCATTCTTTCTCCGTATAAATATAGTTAAACTTTATGGTATTATTTATATGAGTTACAAAGGAAGATATACAATTAAAAATAAATCCAAGTACCTTGGCAATCCAGATTCAGTTGTATACAGATCGTTATGGGAAAGGCAAGTGTTCAGATGGTGCGAGGACAATCCAAGAGTGAAGAGATGGAACTCAGAAGAGATTGTTGTACCATATAAGTGTCAAATAGACAATCGTATACACAGATATTACGTTGATCTATTGGTGGAATTAGACACAAAAGAGATTATTCTTGTAGAAATTAAGCCAAAAAAACAGACACAACCCCCAAAACAACCCAAGAGAAAGACCAAGAGATATATCAATGAAGTCATGACTTATATTAAGAACAATGATAAATGGAATGCTGCTCAGAAGTATGCAGACCATAAAGGTTGGAAGTTCCAGGTTTGGACCGAAGATACTTTAAAGAAT